TATTTAGCCCATACATTCCTCTAATCATGACTCCACTTGTATACGATCCGGTTAACTTCACTCCACGTAAAGGTGTCATGACACGTTACGCGAAGAAAGTAGTTCGTCCGGAATTCTACGGAAAAGTATACGTTCATGGTTTGAACACTCTTTAATAGTTAATTGATTAATTCATTTAACCGTTTAACGAATTAAAGAATTAAAAAGAGGGATGGCTTCGGTCATCCCTTTTTTACTGTCCGATATTTATATTAAAAAGAAGTATTATGGCAGTACCTTATAACAAATATTCGATGCAAGTTATAATTCGTTACAATGGTCGTCTAGTAGATGTATTAGACCGGATACGTGCAATTAGTTTAGTGCTAATGGTGCATATTGAACAAGATCTAGGTCCAGACAAAGAATTAGTTACTATCAAAGTAATGACTCCACATCCGCCGCATGATACATTTAAAGCATTGCGTAGAGCATGTTTAGGTAAGATTGAAACACTTAAAGACATGACACTTCGAGATTCAACCCTTACAAAATTATTTTAAGTTACATTTATTTAGGAAAATTATGGCTACCGCAAACAAGGAGAAAACACCTCCAAAAAATGAGATTAAGTTTTCAATTACATTATCAGAAGAACAAAAATCTGCAAAAGCAAAAATTATTGAAACGCCATTTAATTTTATATTAGGCAAAGCTGGTTCTGGAAAAACATTGTTAGCAGTTCAAATTGCGTTAGATATGTTTTTTAAACGAAGGATAAATAAAATTATCATAACAAGGCCTACAGTGTCTAATGAAGATAATGGATTTCTACCCGGGTCATTAGCAGAAAAGATGGATCCATGGTTAGTTCCGCTGCGAAGCAATATGCGTAAAGTATATAATAAACCAGAAATTCTGGATAAGATGGAAAAAGAAGAAAATATTGAATTAGTTTCATTAGCACACTTTAGAGGACGTACTTTTGATAATGCAATTTGTATTGTTGATGAATTTCAAAATCTAACAAAACAACAATTACAAATGGTATTATCTAGGTTAGGTAAAGAAAGTATCATGATACTAACTGGGGATCGTTATCAAATTGATTTAAAATTTGCAAATGATTCTGCAGTGCATGAAGTACCTAAATTAAAACCATCTAATTTTGTGAATGAAATTATTTTAACGGATAATCATCGACATGCTGCTTTAGAAGAGATTTTAAACCTTCTAAATGAAAAGTATTAATATTTATAATAAAAAGGAGATAACATGGATTACAGTGCAAATAAACCAATATGGCCAGGTTCATCTTCATTTACTGTTGGATCTACACCATTTGGTTTCTTCGATAGCGATGCACTGTTTCAATCTCATGCAGATAAGTTTGCAAAATTTGCAGCTCAACATGTAGGATATCCTATAATGGACGTAGAATTGCAGGATATAAATTTTTATACTGCATTTGAAGCTGCTGTAATAGAATATTCTAATCAAGTAAATCAAATTAACATTGTTAATAACTTGGTAAATACATTGGGTATACAAACCGGTTCTAGCTTTCTAACAAGTCAAGGATTTACTGGTGCAGTTGTTGGTAACTCAATGGGATATATTACTAAGTTATCAAAAGCATATGGAACTGAAGCAGACTCTGGAGGTACTGTAAAATGGCGTAAGGTAAAAATAGATATGATACCTGGCCAGCAAACATATAGTATGCGAGCTGCTGTATCTGCATCTATGGCAGCTGATTCGGGGTCATTATCTGCAACTAGTTCAATTGAAATTAAACGAGTATTACATATACCACCTCCGGCAATTGTTCGTTATTTTGATCCATTTGTCGGCACCGGATTAGGTTCTCAGCAATTACTAGATTCATTTAACTTTGGAGGATTTTCTCCATCGATCAGTTTCATGATGATGCCAGTACATGCAGATTTATTAAGACTACAAGCAATTGAATTTAATGATCAGATACGTAAGTCTCATTATTCTTTTGAGATACATGGAGATGATATTAAGTTTTGGCCAATTCCGACTGCTGGTACAGGAAGTTCAGCTTCTAGCATATTTTACGGTCAAGTTTGGGTTGAATATATTTTTGCAGAAGAAAAAGATCGCGATGCACTTTTATTTGGTAATACAGCACTTCTAACAGGAGTTGTAAGTGACCCGTCTAATATACCATATAAATATCAAACATACAGTAGCATTAATGATATGGGGCGATCTTGGATAATTAAATATGGTGCCGCTATTGCAAAGGAAATGTTAGGATATGTTCGTAATAAATATTCATCAATTCCTATACCTAATGCTGAAGTAACACTTAACGGATCTGATTTAGTATCACAGGGTCAAACAGAAAAAGAAGCATTAATTACTCAACTTCGAGAATTTTTAGATAAAATGACTCGAGAACAGATGTTAACACGTCAAAATGCCGAAGCAACTCAGATGAGTGAAATACTAGGTAAAGTACCAATGAAGATTTATGTAGGATAGGAGACGTAATATGGCTTTATTTGGTGGAATTCGAGATGCAAAATTTTTAGCAGCAATTAATTCTGAGTTGTTGAATTTTATTGTGGATACTGAAATAGAATTTTATAAATTAATTGTAGAAAGAACCGAATCAAATATATACGGTGAATCAGAAGCAAAAACATATTATGATTCTATATTAATTCCATGTTTAATTACAAAAGATGATAAAACTTCTAATATGGATGATTATGGACATTCATATACTCGAACTGCGCAATTTGCTATAGCACGTGATATTTTAGAGCGAGCGGATTTTATGCCAGAGGTTGGAGATATAGTTTTTTGGGATAATGAATACTATGAATTAGAAAATGTAGATATCAAACAATATTTTGTAGGAAAAAACCCTGTAACATATCCTAATGGCGATCAGTTTGGTTATGCTGTATCTGTATTATGTAATGCTCACGCAACAAGACAGACTCCATTAGGAATTAAAAATTTAAGAAGAGGTGGTGATAATAATTTTGCATATAAAGGATTTTAATGCCTAGATTAAATCGTCAAAATATCGATCGTAAAACAAATAAGCCGGAACCTAAACGTACGGAAGGATTAACGGATGATTTGTTATTAGACCGCGCGATGCAAACGCGCCGGGATGACGATGTAATTCGTACTCCAAAACGAACGCTATATGATATTGATTATGCAATTAAATGGTTCATTGACAATGAAATACGTCCACAAATAACGTCTAATGAACAAGTTATACCAGTACCTGTTATTTATGCATCTGGAGAAAAATGGGATAATGTTCGCAGATTAGGATATCTACGAGATGAAAAAGGAATGTTACAATCACCGGTTATCATGTTGAAACGCAATTCAGTAGCAGAACGGGATGCATTACGTACATTAGATACTAATCGTCCTCAGTCTGAAAACGTTCGTATTTATAAAACAAAATACAATGAACGTAATCGTTATCAAGATGATTTATTTCCAGTACCAATAAATAATCCGCAAAGTTCAGAAAAAGTTTATATCGTAGATATACCAAAATATGTTACAGTTGAATATGATATGATGCTTTGGTGTGATTTCACTGCACAAATGAATTCACTTGTAGATCAAATACTACCATATGGTCGATTTGCATGGGGTAATGAATCTAATAAATTTACAACATCAATTGGCAGTATTAGTTTCGAAACAGTTAATACTGTTGGAGAAGATCGTTTAGTTAGATCCACTATACCGTTAACGGTGTTAGGAACTTTATTATCAGAACAAGAAGCTCGTAGATCTACGGTTAGAAAAATGTATTCTATTAAAAAATTATCATTCAACCAAATTATTGATGTTGAAGAAGATATATTTTCATCTACTATCGTGCCACCGTCTTTATTACAAGCACAAGGTTATGTTAGCAGCGGAGGTAATGTGATTGTTTCCGGTGGAACTAATGCGACTATAAATGCGGCTACCATGTCATATTTAACGTTATTAACAGATAAAATTGCAACATATGCATATGGTACAACAGTTACTGTTACAGGATTAGCAGCAATCAATCCAGTTACTAATACTACCGCTACAAAAAATGAATTCAATGTGTATATAAATGGACAATACGTAGATAAAGTTGCATATACATGGACGCCGAGTGATACTGGAAATCAACTAATTGCATTTAATACGTCTACATTAGGATATAATATAGAACCAACCGATGTTATAGTTATCAACGGGAGATGGGCATAATGGGAAGACAGTTTAAACCGGGACAATTACAAACCGGTTCATTATATAATATTTCATCAAGTTATGCCATAACATCATCATATGCATTAACTGCACAAACATTATTAGGTTCGGTAGTTAGTGCATCGTATGCATCGACAGCATCATTTGCGCCAAATTATGTATTAACTAGCACAACTAGTTCAATGTTAGCCCCATATGTGCTAATATCTAACACATCATCTATGTCTGTGTTAAGTAGCTCTTTTTCGAGTACCGCATCATATGTTCAACTAGCACAAACTGCGAGTTATGTGTTACAAGCAGTAAGCGCTTCAGTTGCAACAAATGCTATATCTTCTAGTTTTTCTAATACCGCATCATACTCAACTTATGCTATATCGTCCTCTTATGCATCGACAGCATCTTACTTCAATGAAACGGATCCCGTATTCGTAGCTAAGTCTGGGTCGTTTGCAACTACCGGATCGAACGTATTCAAAGCATCTCAAACAATATTTGGAAACTTGTTTATGAGTGGATCATTTAGATTGATCTACAACAATGATGTTACAAATAACATGTTATTTGGTATGTTTGATGGTAGCTCTATATACGGTCCATATTATCAGTTATTTGGAAATCAATACTCTAATCTAAGTCAACGAGGTAGTGCTGAGTTTGTTTATGATACGAGAAATGGTGGTGATAGTGGATTTAACGTAGCTTCATATAATGGGTTTGCCTGGACACGTCGGTTTAGAGTATCAGACACTGGAATAGATGTCAATGGATCAGCCGCAATTACAGGCTCGTTATTATTTGATAATGGCACTAGTTTAGTACCTAATCTATACGGGTCCGGTGGATTAGATATTGTAGCTGAGCCAGCTGGATATGTAGAATTAATATCAAATAACACGCAATCCAGAATGTGGGTTGATGATGGTGGTGTTTATGTAGGAACCAATTGGGATACAAATCCATATCAATGGACATTTAGTGATACTGGATATTTTACCTTACCACAG